ATTAGATCTATTGCATGCCCATTTCTTAACTTCCATTGAGTGAAAACGGGTCTGCATATATTGTATCACAGATTTGTAATCTGTCTTTGGATTGCATGAGAATAAATCACATCTGGCAACATCATCCTCAGGCCATGTGTGTATACTAATATGACTCTCTGCAAGTAGAGCATAACCAGTAACACCATGTGGTTCAAACTTGTGTGTATCAACCTTTAGCAACTCTAATCTAGCAATCTTCGATGCTTCTATTAGAGTTTCTTTAACATACTCTTCATCATCTAATGGTTGAGTTATTAGACATTGTTTTAAATCAAATAGTACGTGTTTCATTACCAAGTTTTTGGGTGATTGTTAATGTCGCCTTCAACGTGATTATGATCTATGTTGTCTATTTGCTCTATGCGTAAATGTTCTAGAGAACTAGCGATACGATCTAAAGAACTCATACCATCTTGACGTTCAAGAGCATACTCATCCATTTGATGAATTAACACACTTATCTTTGTATTAAGTTCTTTAAACTCACTTCCACTATTTGTGGTAAGTAACTTTAAAGTTATCAAAGATGTTGCTGCTGCAATTGGTATTGCTGTAAAAAATGCTGTGATCATAATTTATAACCAATTTGGTTTACGATTTGGTTTTCTAATATAATTATCACTCACCCAAGGTTTTGATGCAATGTACTTTTTATACTTTGTTAAGATATCAATACTTTCATCATGCTTAAACTCGTCAGGTCCTGCAAAAGCAAATGGTGTTGCACCTTTACAGCATGCTATGGTTCGACCTGTATTACTTTCAAATACTCGTTCTGCTGCATTCATCGCTGTAGCACATGAGTGAACTTTACCATAGCGATACTCATACTCTCTCAACAATTCAAATCCATGTGCGATTAACCATGCTGTGTTACACTCATCTTTTGCTGCCCAGACAGTGCAAGGATGTCCTCTAAAGGCACCTTTCTGAGTATTATATGGTGTACCATCTTTCTTTGGTAGAACGTCATCTCCCCAATCAAAATACCACTTAGAGAAAACAACTGCAAGCATCTGGCAGGTCTCTAGTGGCATTTTGACTATATGTTTATCTGGTAAAACTTGTGCTGAGATAAGTGGACTGGGATCAGTCACAAAAATGTTCATTGTTCTTTTGTCTCTACATTGTATTCTATTTCTATCACCTTACTCTGTCTACCCATACTATTACACCTAGTTAACTGGCACATAGTGCCCCCTAATTTATCAACAAGAATTTCCATTTGTTGTATGATTTGTTTTTCTAATTCTTCTTCGTTCATTTTTTATTCTCCTTCTGTTCTCTCATATATTCTTCTCTACCATCTTTAGTAAAGACACCTTTTTCATAATCAAAGTAAGGATGTGGTGCAGCACTTACAACAGGATTTTTTGACTTATTCTTAATTACAATAAATTTGTCTGCAGCAAATGCACCTGCTAATTGTACCTCAATCTCATCTTCATCTTTCCAATTCACACTACCATCTTTTTTGGTGTGTAGCATTGCCTCTTGTATTTTGTCAATAATCTCTTGTGTAAGTTTCATAAGTATCTTGGAATAAATGTTACCTTTTCTTGAAATTTCAATCCAGGTTGTGTTTTTATAGGGGTATAATTTTTTTCACTCGGCAGTTTTCCTGTTCTCAGATAATCAACAATATCCCTACAACCTAAAAGATATGCTATTGTTTCTTTACTTTCCTGACTTGTCTCTCCCAATGTCTTGGTGAGTTCTTTCATAAGTGTGTCTAAATTTTCAGTGGGTTTCCTATGTAAATCAGGATTGTAATCATTTCCATCAACAGTCCATCTAGTTTCCATTTCTTCTTTCTCCAAACACCATATCTTTGATATTTGATTCTCGAATACCTAAATGTTCACAAATAAGTTTATCGATAGCATCATAGGTATCATTTAAATTAATGTAAGAACGACTTTTGATTGCTATTTCATCAATGTCACTAGTTGAAACAAGTGTGCCCATCACAGATTTCTCAGCAAAATCACGATATGCACCCATTTTTTTAATTCGTTCTTCAACAAGTTTATTCAAGTTGATTGTTACTTTGATATCTGTATCCATTACTTTTTAAATACTCCTAACTTTGCTAAGAGATATAGTGACAGTACAGTCCAGAATACAATCTCTAATCCAATACTATTCATGATATACCTCTAGATATTTTTGACTATATTCTTTAAATTTTCCACTTATCATTTTAATTTTTTGTTTCCATAAACGTTTATTGAGAACATCAAGTAAAGTATCAGGCAGATTATCTCTTTCAGATTCTATGATAAAATCGCCATAATAATTTCTTTTACTTTTTTCACTAACTATACATTTATCATTTGAAAGAGCATGATATATTCTAACTTGTTTCTGTATATTTTGAGATAAATTTGTTTGCAAATCAACTATCACTTTAGTTCTAGATATTAATCCATCCAATTTAGCATCATCCATATTCCATACAAGAACAACATTGTAATGAGCACCAACTCGATTATATATTTTTTCAATTATATCAAGTCTCTCTTTAGTAAGAGAACCATAAAATAATAAATCGATATCCAATTCATCATCTTTTAATTTTGGTATCCTATTTAATTGTTCAGTATATAAAAAAGGTTTAAATTTAGCATTAATACCATGAGATCTCAATGCTTCAATGTTATCCAAATCATAATCCCAAACTTCATCCGCCCCCTCTATATTTGAAAGTATCTTAGACATAGGATGCCAGTGATTCTCATGTAAAGGTTCTAATTGGTAAACAATATACCTATCAGCGTCAAATTTTTTTTTCAGTTCACTGAGAGGATTAACAGAACAAGCACCAATTATTAATGAATCTCGATGACCTAAACACTTAAGATAATTCTCATTTACCATATGACTAATATCTTTCCAAAGATGATAAAGAAGATCTAAGTGAATATACTGACTATATGGTTTAGATGAATTACTCATGTTCGTACCTTGTTAGATCTAATTTTATCAAAGGTAAACCTTCCTCTTTTACAGACATTGGTTCACCTATCTTCTCTAAAATTTTTTTAGGAATTTCTTTTAAAGTTATATCATAAGGAATAGGTGCATTGGATATACAAACCTTTATACATTCCAACTCCTCTTCAGTGAAAACATTCATTATTCATAAGTAGAATCTGGTTCTAAAGCAATATAGTAAGTAAGATTTAAATCATTGTTTACAAATCTAGAAAGCAATTTAGAAGATATAACAACATCATATTGGCCAGGTATAATTTTTATATTTTCTATTTTAAAGTTGAAGGAAAATACTCTATCAGTTTCACCAACAACTATTGCAAACTCATTAGATGTATCATTTTTCTTATCATGAACAATAAGTTTAATTTGCCCATTCTCACTTATTGCTGATAGATCTGGTAATTGATAAACCGCTGCTGCCTTTAATAGTTTTTCCAATGTAATACTCTCCAACTGGAAACAAACATCTTCAGTTGGAAGTGTAATCTCTTTTTCTGGAGGTGCAATAATAACTTGTGGATCAGCAAAAAAATACTTAACCTTTCTTCTACCTTCAATAATTGTAAGATATGACTGTTCACTAAAATCTAAATCTGGATCCTGATGTAAACTCAATCCATTAAGAAATTGATTTAAATCATAGATACCAAACTGGCGAGGAAAATCTTCTGGTATTTCTGCTTCAGCAAGAATATTTTTCATTACTGAAATAGTACGTAATTGATTACCCTCTTTTACAAGGATTGAATTGTTTATACCCGCAAAATTTTTTAAAATACCAAGGGTGTTATCACTTAAGTTCATAGTTGTTTTTTTAGGACGTAATTTCATGGCATTTGTTCAAAATTTCCAGAAGGCATTGATGGTTCGCCATAGTGTCCATCAAAGTGTAATAATAGCATAGCATAATGTATTACTTTCATCAAGTCTTTTGTATTCTTTCCGTCTTTGTTTCCATACCTACTTCCATATTTTAGTATGTTTGCCTGACAGAAACCTGATGCTAGATCTTTAGATGCCATTAAATCAAGGGTTTGCACATTACGATATTCATGTGAGTTGCCTGTATAATGACCTTTGTAAGTTCCTGATACATACTCTTCTATATCTTTTAAGATCTGTTCTTCATGATATTTGTAGAAGTGTGCTCTTTTTGGTTCGTAATCCATTTTATCTAATTGTTCTTGATGATACTGTCTTGTCCACCCATCATTATAAGATGAATTTGCATTTACAAAATGATGAGCGTATTGATCATCTATAGTTGCCATAAGATCATCATCAGTATCCCAACCATCTATTTCATAGTCAAGACCATCATCATCATTCATCGGTTTGTCCTTGATCGGATAAGTTTTATCCATAGTTCCGTTTAGTGCCTCCCACGCTAAACTCCATGCATTAATCATAGGGGAGATTTCTCTCCCCATAGTATATCACATTTATGACTCTTGGTCAACAGGCATCTGGAAATCTGCATCAACTTTGTCGTACAACTCCATGAACGCTTGCTTAGTTTCATCATCAAAGCGATTGATACATACCTTCATTGCCTTTGCCTTATCCTTGAAGATGCTGTAAGCACGAATGATATGAACAAGTCTACGTGTGCTTATGATATCCTCTATACCACCATCATAGAAAGTCTTACGAATGATGTCTGCCCAATCTACAAGACGCTTACAGAAGTCCTCATCAACCTTTCCAAGTGTCTTTGATACTGCCTGTAGTATCTTTACTTCGTTGTTGACGGTTGGGTACTCTTGCTCGAAGGTAACTGGGAATCTTTCAAGGAAGGCTTCGTTGAGCACGTTAGTTCCAATAAATCTTCCGTCGTCTG